CTAAAAGAAAGCGCCATATCAACTCTTGCGCAAATAAAAAAGAAATATAAGCAAGAGGCTGATGACACTCAGAAATTCAGACTTATTGTTGAATATTTTCTAAATGATACTTTTAACAATAATTTAAATAACTCTGTAACTAAAGACCCCGCCGAAATCAGCTATAATTATAAGGAAATTACAATTTCTAACATTAAAATTGAAAATGACAGTATTGCATCTGCGTTTTTTGCAAAAAACCACAGATTTATTTCCTATGTTGATTCTGTTTTCATTGATAGTCCCATGTATTTAGAAAAAGGACACAATTCAAAAACTGCCTATGTTGCTGATTTGAAAAACAAAATAGAACAGGCTCAGGCCAAATTATCTAACTCTAACGATACAAATATTACAACAACAATATTAGATATACTTGACCATGCAATTTTCAGCTATAATGAAAGCTTTAACGAACTAGAATATACAGTGCAGAAAGATGCCAAAGCCTTAAAAATTTCAAACATTGCATCTGGTTCAAAAAGTTTTGGAATCCTTTATTTGTTGCTTAAAACGGAGATCATTAAGAAGGACACCTTAATAATACTTGATGAACCGGAGAACCATTTGCATCCCGAGTGGCAGATTCTTTATGCTAATATCCTCGTTGCTCTAGTCAGTGATGGATATCACATTCTGTTGTCTTCTCATAGCCCTACCTTTATTCAAGCTCTTTCTTATTATACAAACCAGTTAAATGTAGAAAAAAGTAAAGTTAACTTTTACTTAGCAAAAAAAATAGATAATGAGAACTACAGTAATATATCTAATGTAAGTGATGATATAGACAAAATATTCAATAACCTGCTTTCACCTAATGATATTTTCTACAGATGGTAACTAAGTATTGCACACACTTTTGTGATATTTGCGAGGTCAGCAAATTAAAAAAAGAACACATCGGAGTTTGTGATGATTATATTTTGCCTGATGTGGAATTTTTTAATTGGGAGAATTTTGTAAAAGAATGTATAAAACGAAACGTAACGGAAGATCATGAGCATGTCTGCGATCTTCTTTATCCGATTCCAGAGGATAAAAATTTCGATGCTATAATCTTTATTGAACTTAAAACTAAAGATTGGTTTGACGAATATAAATACATTTCTTCTAAAGACACTTCAGATGAAAATAAAGAAGAAAGAAGACAAGAAAGAATAAATAAAATCAGAGCCAAATTAGAAAACAAAATAAAAGATTCAGTACGTAGATATAAAAAAAACAATGGTAATTATCTAGGGAAACCCCTATCTTACGTAGTTGTTTTTTCAAAAGTTCATTCTGCAGATTGGCCCAAGGATAGAATTGATTTAACAGAATCGGTTATAAAAGATTATGTAAGAAATAATATATTTTGTAAAAATTTTATAGATGTAGACGAAATGAAAGTGACTTTTGCTATAGAAAGTTGTTCAAATTTTGAAAAAATAATGATAAGCAAGATTTTCTCTAATCCTATTCCTTAAATCCATATTTTCACCGGCACACCTCCAACTCCTGCCGCAATTTGTCGATCCGCCCGATCCATTCCCAGGTGTTCGGAAATTCCGAATAACTCACTTTCTCCAGCTCCGCGGCCACCTTTTCGCCGGCTACCGGATAAACCGGACAACCGCTATAATTTACCGGCGCGCATGAGCTTAAGCAGATCATCGCGGCCGGCATTAGGACGCGCATGGATCTCCGCCTTCTTCTTTTCCACATATCGGATCACCTCAACCTGTTTTTCTATCACTTGAACTCTGGCCTCGCTCCGGCCGATTTCCTGCCCTACCTCGTAAAAGGCAAAACAGAGGGCGGCAACCATAAGCATGGTCACCGCCCAACGTATCAGCTTGTTTACCATCACACCCCCGCAATCAGCAACATAAACGCTCGGGCGACGCTTTCGGCATATTCCGGCTTAAACAGACAGACAAGAGCCAGAACAAGCGCGGCAACGGCAATCAGGCGCTTTTTATACTTCTTCAACCGAGCCATAACACCAACATTCCCCCGAGATAAGCGCCAAACAGCCACTCGCCCCAGTTCCAGCCCTGTTTGCCCAAAGCGTAAAGTTTCTCAAGCTGCCCGCCCAGCCAGTAAAAAATGCCCATTGCCAACCCGGAGAGCATCAGCCCGACGGATCCGGCAGACAAACCCATCAGGAAAGTCAAAATCAGCCCAGATAAACAAGTCCCACAAAAGCCGAAAAGCCGCGGGTATTGGTACAGATAAACCGACTTTCCCTTAAACGTGATGTGCGCGGAATATAACAGGTCATCAATCAAATCACACTCCCTGTACTGCGACAAATTAGGCTTAAGTTCACCGCCCCCGAGCAGCCGGCCGATATAAAGCCCCCAGCCGAACGCCTGATAACCGGCATAACAGGCCAAAGCGGCGCAAAGGGCATATTCTGCCGTTCCGACCCGGAAGAACCACGCCAGCGCCCCAAAAAACACCGCATACCAGACTTTATTTGCCGGTATATGTTCTTTGAACAATCCGCCGCGGATACGCCACAAAAAGGCCGCAGCCGCAACAATTAAAAAAGTCATTATATAAGTCATCAGTCTATATCCTTAAAAAATACATGGTTACCACACTCAAAACACGGCTCTTTTCCTTCTGCCCACTTGGTGTGCGGCAACGCGGCATAGGTGCAATAATGGGTTGCGCCGCCCGTGATGTCGCCCTTCTCCGCTTCCTTAATCACGTCAAAATACCGGCTATAAGCCGAATACGGCAAATTTGCCAAAATCTGACTGTTGGGGTCGGATTTGTTCCAACAGCTGAATTGAAGCGGTTTTAAGCAAACGCCGGCCAACGTTTTCGCCGCAAACCATTTTCCCGACCTAAAACGGTTAAAAATAACGCAGGCAACGGCAATCTGCCCTTCCCGCGTTTCTCCTCTGGCCTCGCCGTAGATGGTTTTGGCCATAATTTCAAAATCATAATCAGTCATCTTTCCTTTTTCTCCGTTTGCTTTCCAACCTTTCCGTCAAAACCGCCAAAAGCTCATTTAACCGGTTGACGGATTTGTTGAGTTCGTCAATCTTCGCATCCGTTTTTCTTAAATCTCCCTCAATATGCGTCATTCTCGTTTCAATCCGGGCTTTCCACTCGCCGATCCGAATAAAATTGCACAATACCCCGATCAACGCAGAAACGCCGGTAAACAGTCCGTAGTCCATAGTCTTTTTTTCTCCATTAAAAAAGCCCGCATTTCTGCGGGCTGTCGTCTTAAACTTTCCTGTCATAATAATTTGCCTCGGCGAGATTTTTCTCGACCTTGCTCATGTCCTTTAATATGTCGGACATGTTCATCATCGCTTCCCAGCTTACGCTTTTATTCTCCCGGGCGTATTTCTCCATCTCCTCAACAAGCATTTTAACGCCTTTGTGCATAGCTTCGCGCATTAAGTTAATTTCTTCTTTTGACATTTTCAATTCTCCCCGTATTTTTTGAAATACTCCATCAGCTGCGCCGGCGTATCAGCTTTTATTTTGATGTCGCCGAGCATGGTTTTGAAACTTTTATCCGGCAAATCGTCGGCATATTTGCGGATCAAACCATCCAAAACGTCAACATCAATATAACCGGATCCGCTGTCCAACGCGGACAACATCTTTGTTCCTTTGGTCGCCAACGTGTATTCCGCCATAATATGCATACCGGCATTCATCCAAGCGTCATTAAAATCTTTCGGCATTTTGGAAAATTCTTCCGTCAAATACTCGCTGATTGCCTTAACGGCGTTTTCCAGACTGATTTTCATTATTTTCGCTCCTGAAAATCGGGCGGGGGAAAAGCCCCGCCCTCGGTTGAACAAGATTATTTACCGGTCGCCTGCGCGGCTGCACGGTTGGCAATAATAACCCCCTGTGCACCGGCGGCGCTGGTTGTAATCGTCTGCGGCTCAATCGCAACCGGAACACAACCGGACAACGGCTGCGGGCAGATTGCCGACAGCGGAATCACCTCTTTGGTAATCGCATCCAGACGGTTGTTAATCGCGGCAAACTCTTTGTTCGCGGCAATAAACTGGTATTCGTTCGCCTGTTTGTTCAAAGCGACTTCCTTGTCCAAGCGGCAAATCTCGGCCTGCTGCCGTTCGCGGCTGGCAACCAGTTCGCTGAAGACCGTTTCAAAACGACCGTTAACACGTTCTTTCTCTGCCGCCAGTCTGGTCGTGTAATCTTCAAACAGTTTCAAATCGGACTGGTTGGAGTAATCTTTTGCCTGCAATTCGGCAATTTTAAGATTCTGCCCCAACTCAAAGCGGTTAACATAAGTGTTTTCAGAACACGGCTGGTTAATAAAAACATTTTCGTTAAAGCCGCGTGTACAACCATGACCGCCACCAAACTCATCACGGATAATCTGACGAACCTTTTCTTCGCTGGTCTTTGAACCCAACGCGGTTGCTCCCATTGCCGTACCGGCTGCGCCAAGCCCGGTATTCAGCAGTTTCCAAGCCGCCGAACCGATACCGGAACCGTTCATTTCAATTGACATCTTTATTTCTCCTTGAAAAAGCAGGCATTATTACCTGCCTTTTCAGGATAGCCGGAGGCTAGCGCAAATATCACCGCGTCAAACTGCCCTTCTACTGCACAAACAACCCCAGCCAGTCTGCCAGCTTTAACCGGGCAACTGTCTTTTTAAGCGCTTTTTGGTGGACTTTGAAAATCCAGCTGTCTGAATACGGTTCGGCTTGATTTATAAGCTTTTTTATCTCCTCAGGAATTTGCTTAAAGCTCAACCCCTCAATATAACGAAGTTTCATAATAAGAAACTCGAGGTTGGAGAGTTCCACCGCCTCGAGTTTGTTTAACAATAATTGCGGGCTTTTTTTACCGAGCCGCCGCAGCTCTTCCTTTATTTTTATCATATATCATCTTTCCCGATCAAAGTTACTAACTGGTAGTCGGTAGTCGATAGTCTGATAGTCTTAAATGTTTTTTCTCCACTCTGCAAAGCTAAAAACGGAAACATCAGGAAAACCCGGCGTTTCCGGTATATCCCGCAAATAATGCCGATACTGCCGGTATTTTTCCCGCTCATCTTCCGCAACCGGGAAATCGGCCAGCATATACTTGTCTGTCTGACATAACAGTTCGTCCCGCTTTGCCCGTACTTCGGCAGACCGGCGCTTAACTTCAAAATCCGGATCCCGAACCATATCCGTCCCGTTCCATACATAGCGCTCAATGTTTCTGAACACTTCTTCCGAAATTTCCACATTGTCGACGCCTTCCGTCGACTGGCGGCACTCGCCGGCGCCGACCAGTTTATTGTCTTCTATAAAAGCGTAAAACATTCTCCTAATCTCCTACTTTTCGGTATGCAATAACATTGATATAACCGTTGGTCGCCTCGTTGTTGCCTGTATTGGAAAAACGGATCGTCTTGTTTTTCACCAGAGCGGCATAAAAACCAGCACAGCGGGATTCGCCCGTCGTCAGAAAAACACCGGC